ATTGCTAGTATTCCTTTGCAGTATGGCTTAACCCTTTCAGCGAACTTTTTCTGAGTTACTGTAACAAGGTGTGCATTGGCGTATAAGCTCTTTGTTAATTCACTTAGACCTTGATCTCTATAAACATTAATCAGCCTGTGCTCCTCATACAGGTCCGTTAGAAGATCGTCAGTATCAAAGTGAACGAACTTACCAGCCTTTCTAGCTAAGGCCATGCACCTAGCCGTATAGTTTCCTCCAAAATTACTGATATTGTTAATCATAACAATATCAGCCCACTTGATTTCATCAGGAATTGTATCGCCTTCATATTTAGACTTTCCTGTTTTTCTATCAACTCCTAGAGGATTATCACTGAATTTTATATCTACCCTATGAGGGAAAAGCTCTTGTAGCTTTTGCATAGGCATAAGACTCCTATAATAAGCGCAACCCCCTGTGTTTGGGAAGATAACAAATATTCTTAACCTATCATCCATACAGGTTATTATAGTATGTTCTAATATATTAATAATAAAAAACCCTCCCAGCCTTTTAGGCTGGGAGGGTCAAATCAAATCTTCCCCTTTTCCTACTTCTTCTTTTTAAGCTGTGCGGAAGCAACCTGCTTTTCCGCTAATGCCTCGGTTGCAGTGGAGGTGTGGAGAACTCCAAATGCACGGAGGATATTGGCCATGCTCTCTTTAACATCAATTGAACCATTTGTAGGGGCAATGGCCCTTACAGCATTCGCATAGTGTTGTCTCTTTCTTCTTGAAATAGTTAAAAACAAAGCCTCTAGTGCAGCCATTCCTGGTAACCAACTCTTAGCTAACCCTGCTACTAGAGCTAGACCATCAGTCATCCAAGCGCCGGTCTCATCTTCAGATGGATCAGCAGAAACCTTAGGAGCACCTTCCTTAATAAATTCATCCGGTGCAAGAACAAATGTCTTACCTGAATAATTTGGACTTTCAGTTAGCTCCTTTGGGAGGTACTCTGGGGGAAAAGGGACCACCTCTGGGTTCCCAATTGCCTCAGGCACAAGCTGATCTTCTGTGGTTAATGAAAGACCAGATAGAGCCTCGCAAGATGCGAGGAGAAACATTAGTGTGACTAGAATATACTTTTTCATAATACTAAACCCTTACTGACTGATTAAATTCTGCCTCACCGTCGTCTCCTCCCTCAGTTACTTCAAACAGTGATGCTCTCATAGTTTCTACGGCATTCCTACCTTCTTCATAATCTCCAATCTTAATCATGCCGTGAATGTCATGCAAGCTCTCCATAAAGACTGCATTTTGTTGTGGAGTTCCAGCAGGAGTCTTCTTAATCCTGCACTTGGACTCGTCATAGTTATTGTAACCACCCTTTTTCTGTAGATCAATAACATAATCATTCCCATTCTCAATAGAGAGAATAGTAGTGTTATCAGGATCATCAGAGTCCTGATAGTCTGGATCCAACACGTCACTCAAGATCTTACGATAAACTTGTTGACCGGTTGAAAAGATCTTTACCGCAGAAGCAGGATCATTTGGATCAGCTTCCAGGAGTCTTCGATCGACTACATTCATATAATACCGTGGTGTAGGCTTAATCTTTGTAGCCAAGTTGCCATACTTAGACTTTTGGCCACGCGGAAGATTCATTTCCTTGTGCATACGCCAAAGCTCAAAGTAAAAGTCGCAGATCGGACAAGACTCATTCTCAAGCTTCCTACAGTGATAGTTCTTAACACCACCGTCCTCTGTCGGGAGTCGGTGAATATTAGTCTCACTGAAGAATGGCTTGGATTCATCCTTCCAAGGTAGAATTCGGATAATGTTTTTACCCATATCTACCTTTAGAAACTTTGACAAGAAGTCAGTGCCCCCACTTTGTTGAGGACCATTAAGAAGTTCTTCGTGCTTTCTACGCAATTCATTAAGGTTCATATATATTTCTCCTAAGAGTATTGTTTAATTTCAGACCGAGTATTTGCAGATACCTGCACCAACATATCCTTCTTGTGCTGCAACACAGAGCACATCGACTTCAAATAACCGTAAACCTCTTGTTCCCTAACAATACTAAGTGACATCTCAGAAACATTTGGATCTTGGTTAGCAAAGTCATCCAAAAAGGATGCTGTATATTTAGCACCTTTAGACTTCCCTTCAAGGGATTTATCATGTTTTAGTGTAGATTTTAAAATTTCAAAAGTTCTTTCTAACTTTTCTAGTTTTGCTTTTTGAAAAATTAGAAGACCATTATAGTAAGAGTAATCAATAGAGTGCTTATTAAGCTCACGATTAATATCTCTCTCGTCTATGATAGACAATTCCTTCGCAATGTCTAGGTATTTTTCAAGATCTAGTGAGTCTAAATCTTCCTTTTTAAGATAAGTCATAGTTTAGTTGTGCTTCTTTCCTGGTTATTATAGAGAGGTTCCCTTGAGAATCTACGATTAAATAGTCGCCTCTTTCTCCAGTGTCAATTATATTGGCTGGATTAGAAGAATAAATATCCATAATTCCACTTTTTTGAACTAATCTATAATATTTAAGATCTGATCTGGTAGGGAGTGGCGTTAAAGTTAATCTTGATGTATCAATGTATTCCCAAAAAGATCCATTAAAAATACAGAATCTATCTGATTTGTCGCCGGTAGACGGTAGAACTTGATCTGGTTGTTGTGTCATGTCAGTAAAATTCTCGCTAAGTCTTTATTGAGGTTTTTAAACAACATCAAACCCCTAGCCATTTGTGTTACTATATTCTCGTTGTTCATCCCTTCCTCGCCTTCACTAGGATCCAAGCCTACAGTGGCTGCTATACAGTGAAGTATTTCATGAATTAAAGTTTCAGTGGCAGTATGATTATTTAATGGTGCTGCCACCTCAATAGTTTGCTTGTCAAAATGAGTAACTCCATCTAACTCAGTTCCTAAAGAATCGACAATAGAAGATGCCAGTATAATAGTATACTTAGCCCAACCTAAATCTACGGAAGATATATTATTATCTGATAGTTTATTGTAGATATGTTCTTTATCGTCGATAAAAGGAAAGTTAGGAGGAGATTGATTCATAGTTTTCTTGTTCCTTCGGAAGCTCTGAAATCACAAGATTACTATAATTAACGGAAGCTGGGATAGTGTAGTGTTGCTTAGAGTCTCTAGCTTTTACAACATAGACCCTCATCCTGCCCTTATCATATTCCTCTTGTGTTTGGTTTAGACTGATTGCCCAGTCCATTGGTCGAATTTTACCGTATGAATCACCAAGCTCTGAGTCAGTAATTAAACCAACCTTCTTACCCATTCTGTTGGTTTGGGTAGCGGTCCATACTAGCATGTTCTTCTCCATAGCTAGACCTCTTAGTTCTTGTGCAATCCTCTCTTGTGCAGCATACTCAGAATCAATGTTTCTGGCTGGGCGCATTAGTTCAAGGTAGTCTACAATTAGAACGTCTGGTACGAAGTTATGGTGAAGCTCTAGCTGAACCAGCAAGGCTCTAACTTGATTAACATTAAGAGTTCCCGCTGGGAACTCCTTGATGAACAGTTCACTACCATTATACTTACTGGTGACGACCTTAAGCCTCTCCTTAAGTACAGGAATGGAATCCTTCATCTTCAACCTAAAATTAGGAATAAGTGTGAGGATAGAATCGAATCTTTGAGCAATCTTGTCCTGCGACATCTCAAGAGAAATGTAAAGAACCTTCTTACCTTGTCTCATCGACTCTGCCCCCTGGTTAACGAGATACAAAGATTTACCCACACCCGGTGGGGCGACGACCATTGCAATTTCCTTCTTGCAAAGCCCTCCATCTAAGAAATCGTTGCAGGTATTGAAAACGGTCTTAAATCGACGTGTTTCAACACTCTCAAACTGCCTGTTATATCTTTCTTCTACTTGGTCAAAGTAGCTTAATCCAACATCAACAGTTCTGTTGACGATCATAGCTTCCCTGATCTTCTCCTCGATCTCGGCAAACTTTTGTTCCTTCAATAGGATTACACTGTCCTTGATAGCTTGTGTAACAGCCATCTTCTTAGCATAATCCTCAATCAAATCAAAAATGAAGTCTCTGTCTTCAACGACAGATTTATCCATATTGTTAATTTGGAGTATATCATCTTCATAAGTTGAAATAACTTCATTCTTTGGCATAACATTCTTGATAGATTCAAGAAGAACATCATCAGAAGGTAGCTTTTTATACTCATCATAATAATCTCTAATAGATTTAAAAATTAGAGAGTATGATGGAAACTCAAAATACTCTGGTTTGATTAGGGCAGAGATTTGAGAGAAGAAGCTTATATCAGCTTTACAGAGATAGATAATACCTTTTTGTATGTTTTCTGAGAAGTTATAGGTCATTTGAATGTTTGGTTATTGTTTGATTTGGTCCTGTCAATTCCTTTTTTATCT